AGGATATTACTCCTGAGAGAGACGCCATGAGTAATCTGGACGACGCGCTAGGTATAGTAGATATGGGTACGCCAGTAGAGATAAGTAAAGACGATGCTAGCTAAAGAAGTCATAGAGAACGTCTCACTAGAAGATATCCCTAAGATTCTTCATCTCCTGCCTAAAGGGGAACAGCTCAAGCTATTAGAAGACCTAGATATTCTAGGCAAGCTAAAAAGTAAAGAGCAGGCCCAAGTTAAGTTCATGGAGTTTGTTAAAAAGGTTTGGCCTTCATTCATCGCAGGAAAACATCATGCAGATATGGCAGCAGCATTTGAAGCAGTCGCTAACGGCACTTGCAAACGGCTTATTATTAATATGCCTCCACGTCATACAAAGAGTGAATTTGCGTCTTACTTGCTTCCTGCTTGGTTTCTGGGTAAGTTCCCACAAAAAAAGATTATCGAAACAGCCCATACTGCAGAGCTTGCTGTCGGGTTTGGACGAAAAGTACGTAACCTTGTCGACTCAGAGGTTTATAAGTCTATATTCCCAGGTGTTGGATTGCAGTCTGACAGTAAGGCGGCTGGAAGGTGGGCGACCAACCATGGTGGAGACTACTTTGCTATTGGTGTTGGGGGCGCTGTCACGGGTAAGGGCGCGGACGTCCTCATTATTGACGACCCTCACTCAGAACAAGAGGCAATCTTAGCCGAAACTAACTCGGACATTTACGACAAAACCTACGAGTGGTATAACTCAGGACCTCGCCAACGTCTGCAGCCAGGCGGGGCAATTATTATCGTTATGACTCGCTGGTCTAAGAAGGACTTAACGGGCCAGGTACTAAAAGCAGATGCTCAAAGAGACGGAGACGGATGGAGAGTAATTGAGTTTCCAGCCCTTTTTGATGATGACAGCCCACTTTGGCCTGAGTTTTGGAGCCAAAAGGAGCTATTTGCACTGCGGGAAGAACTCCCAGTTAGTAAATGGCAAGCCCAGTATATGCAGCAGCCGACCTCGGAAGTCTCTGCAATCGTTAAAAGAGAGTGGTGGAAGAACTGGAATGAGGATACCCCGCCTTCCTGTGAGTTTGTGATCCAGTCTTGGGATACGGCGTTCCTTAAAACGGAGCGTTCAGACTATTCTGCCTGTACAACATGGGGGGTATTCTATAAAGAAGACGATACAGGGCGCCCCCAAGCTAATATTATTCTCCTAAATTCGTTCAAAAAGCGGATGGAGTTTCCAGAATTAAAGCAAAAAGCGGTAGAAGAATACAAAGAATGGAACCCAGATAGCTTAATAGTTGAGGCAAAAGCGTCAGGTGCGCCGCTAGTATTTGAGCTGCGAGCGATGGGGCTACCCGTACAAGAGTACACTCCATCAAAAGGCAATGATAAAATTTCTCGTTTAAATTCAGTTGCAGATATCTTTGCATCTGGTAGAGTATGGGTACCAGGGACTCGTTGGGCCGATGAGCTAGTAGAAGAAGTTGCAAGTTTCCCATCAGGCGAACACGATGACTTGGTCGATTCGATGAGCCAAGCCTTATTAAGATTTAGGCGTGGTGGGTTTATTAGATTAGATAGCGATGAAGAAGATGAGCCTATGGGGTTCAGACGACGTCAGCCCTATTATTAAGGACTAAATTATGGCAATGGAAAAAGGACTATACGCAGCCCCTCTGGGTATGGAGCAGTTAGCCATGCAAGAAGAGCCTCTTGAGATTGAGATTGAGAATCCAGACGAGGTTGATATTAGTGTTGGTCCATTAACTATTGAAATAAAACCTGGTTCCGAAGATGGCGAAGACTTTGGAGAGAATTTAGCAGAGCACATGCACGAGGGTGCACTTGCGTCTCTAGCATCTGATCTTACTTCCGACTTTGAAGATGACGTTGGCTCTCGTAAAGACTGGATGCAAACATACGTCGACGGCTTAGAGCTGTTAGGTATGAAGATTGAAGAAAGAAGTGAGCCATGGGAAGGCGCATGCGGTGTTTATCACCCACTTCTGTCCGAAGCACTGGTTAAATTCCAGTCTGAGACCATGATGGAAACGTTTCCAGCAGCGGGTCCAGTAAAAACAGAGATTATCGGTAAAGAAACTACCGAGAAAAAAGATGCTGCTATGCGTGTGCAGGCAGATATGAACTACCAACTCACTGATGTGATGAAAGAGTACCGTCCTGAGCATGAAAGAATGCTTTGGGGCTTGGGTCTTTCTGGTAATGCGTTCAAAAAAGTCTATTACGACCCAGGTTTAGAGCGTCAAGCCTCTATATTTGTACCTGCGGAAGACATTGTTGTGCCGTACGGTGCAAGTAATCTTCAAACTGCCGAGCGTGTGACTCACGTTATGCGCAAAAGCAAGAACGAAGTCCTTAAATTACAAATTGCGGGCTTTTATCGTGACATAGAGCTTGGTGATCCAGCTAATGTATTAGATGAAGTAGAGAAAAAAATCGCTGAGAAGATGGGATTCCGTGCAACATCGGATGATCGCTTCAAACTCCTTGAGATGCACGTTGATCTAGACTTACCTGGCTATGAGCACAAGGATAAGAAGGGCAATCCTACAGGTGTAGCTCTACCATACGTGGTAACTATTGAGAAAGGAACGCAAAATGTTCTCTCTATTCGTAGAAATTGGCAGCCTGATGACAAAACTCACGCGAAGCGTAATCACTTTGTTCACTATGGCTATATCCCTGGTTTTGGCTTCTACTGCTTTGGTCTTATTCACCTCATCGGCGCATTTGCTAAGTCAGGAACTTCAATCCTCCGCCAATTGGTTGACGCAGGTACCCTTAGCAACTTGCCAGGTGGCTTTAAGACCCGTGGATTGCGTGTCAAAGGCGATGACACCCCAATAGCCCCAGGCGAATTCCGTGATGTAGACGTCCCAAGTGGAACAATGCGGGATAACATCCTACCTCTCCCATATAAAGAGCCAAGCCAGACCCTGTACCAGTTAATGAACCAAATCATTGACGAAGGTCGCCGCTTTGCAGCAGCTGCTGATATGAAAGTATCAGATATGTCTGCTAACTCCCCAGTTGGTACGACGCTAGCAATCCTTGAGCGTACATTGAAAGTGATGAGTGCTGTACAAGCACGTATTCACTATGCGATGAAAGAAGAGTTCCGCTTACTTAAGAAAATTATTGCGGACTACACACCAGACGAATATACATACGAGCCAATTGAGGGTAGCCCCCGTGCCAAAAAGTCTGACTATGACCAAGTAAATGTCATTCCAGTCTCAGACCCTAATGCAGCAACGATGTCTCAAAAGGTAGTGCAGTATCAAGCGGCCCTACAACTAGCTCAAACTGCTCCACAACTATATGACTTGCCATTACTGCATCGTCAGATGTTAGACGTATTGGGTATTAAGAACTACGCTAAGCTTGTTCCAACTCAAGATGATAAGAAGCCAGAAGACCCTGTTACTGAGAACCAAAACGTTCTTATGCAAAAGCCAGTCAAAGCTTTCTTGTATCAAGATCACCAAGCCCATATTCAAGTACATATGGCGGCTATGCAAGATCCAAAAATTCAGCAATTGGTTGGTATGAACCCTATGGCTCAGCAAATTCAAGCTGCAATGATGGCTCATATTAACGAGCATATTGCGTTTGGATACCGTAAAGAGATGGAAAGAATGATGGGTGTAGAACTTCCTCCACCTAATGAAGAAAACGAAAAGGGCATTCCAGAAAGTATGGAAGTCCAAATTTCGCAACTCGCTGCTCAAGCAGCGCAACAACTCTTGCAGCAAAACCAACAGCAAGCACAAGCGCAACAGAATGCTCAGGCGCAACAAGACCCATTGGTCCAAATGCAGCAAATGGAACTCCAACTTAAACAACAAGATTTGGATATTAAGAAGCAAAAACTCATGGTGGATACTGCCGCAAAGGAGGATCAACTTGAGATCGAACGTCAACGCATAGCTTCTCAAGAGAAGATTGCAGGAATGCAAGTTGGCGCAAAAACTGCCAAAGATAAAGCCGACCTAGAAGCTAAGATGGAAATGGAAGGTTTAAAAGTTGGCGCAGAAATCGCTCGTAGTAAAGAACAACTTAAAGTTCAAACTATGAAAGATAGTAAAAAGAAAGGTGAGTAATGGATAGAACGCTTGAAGTATTGCTTAAGCAATATAGAGATAAGCGCAACCAAGTAGCTGAGGCGATTTCCAGTGGTTCAGCTAAAGATTACGCGGAGTACCGCGCACTTTGTGGTGAGGTTCGAGGACTGCTCACTGCCGAGTCATATTTAACAGACCTTGCAAAAAACCTGGAGACCTCTGATGACTAATGTCATTGATTTATCACAAGCAGTAGACCTATCCAAAATAATGGATAAGTCAAGTGAAGAAAAGGCTAAACAGCTACCTAAGCCTCAGGGCTATAGGATTCTTTGCGCAATACCAGAAGCTGAAGAAGCTTTTGATAGCGGCATTCTCAAACCTGAAGAAATGCGCAGGCATGATGAGCTACTTACTACAGTGTTATTTGTAGTGGATTTAGGGCCAGATTGTTATGGTGATAAGACGCGATTCCCCAACGGACCATGGTGTAAGCAAGGCGACTTTATTCTAGTGCGTCCCAATGCTGGTACACGCCTAGTTATCCATGATCGTGAATTCCGCATTATTAACGACGATTCTGTGGAAGCCGTAGTACTGGATCCACGTGGCATTAAACGTAAGTTCATTTAAGGAGAATCACTATGGCTGAAATGCAAACAGATGACTTTCAATTTCCTGATGAAATTGAAGAAACTAAGGGTAAACCCGTAGAAGCACAGGATGACGGCGGTTTTGAGCTAGAAATCCAAGACGACACCCCCAAAGAAGACCAAAAAGCTAAGCCTTTACCCACTGAGGTAAAAGAAGAGCTTGAGAACGACAACCTTATGGAGTATTCCAATAAGGTAAAAATGCGTCTTGAGCAGATGAAAAAGGCTTGGCACGACGAAAGACGTGAAAAAGAACGCGCCCAACGCGAGCAAGAGGAAGCAGTTAACTTTGCTAAAAAGGTTGCTGAAGACAATAAAAAGCTTAAAGCACAGTACTCTGCAGGTGAAAAAGAGTACATTACTACCGCCCAAAGCGCCGCTGATCTTGAGTTAGAAGTAGCAAAACGGACTTATCGTGATGCTGTTGACTCTGGCGATACGGACAGAATGGTAGAGGCTCAAGCTAAATTAACTGAAGCTAGCCTAAAGCAGGATAAAGCTAGAAACTTTAAGCCTACTTTACAAGAAGAAGATTTTGATGTACAAATGCCACAAACGACTCAAGCTCAAGCAGCACCTAAGATTGATCCGTTAACTTCCAAGTGGCTTGAAAAAAATACTTGGTACGGACCAGACGAAGAAATGACTGCTTTGGCTTTAGGTACGCATGCAAAGCTTGAAAAAGAATTTGGAAAGAGTTATATTGGTTCCGAAGAGTATTTTGAACGCATTGATAAAACAATGCGCAAACGATTTCCCGAGAATTTCTCGGAAGAAGCAGAAGTACAAACGCAGTCTGGGGGCGACAAGCCCAGCTTGCGCAACGAAGCTAGAGCATCATCAGTTGTTGCACCAGCAACGCGAAGCACAGCGTCAAAAAGAATTGTGCTAAAAGCAAGCCAGGTGGCGTTAGCCAAAAAACTTGGTTTGACACCTGAGCAATATGCTCGTGAAATGCAAAAACTGGAGGCTTAAGAAATGGCTACAAATAAACTTGCTCGCGAATTAGATACCCGTGAAACAGCTGTTCGTCCTATGCAGTGGCAACAGCCAGAGCTACTACCTGAACCCGATAAGGAGCCAGGTTTCGCTTACAGATGGATTCGTGTTTCAACATTGAATAGTGCGGATCCCCGCAATCTTTCAGCAAAACTGAGAGAAGGTTGGGAACCAGTTCGTGTTGAGGAACAACCAAAGTTTCAACTG